ATGAATGGAAACAGGGAACCTAAGATTATACATACTTAGAACACTACTAACAAAAGAAAAATACGATAAACTAAAATCAGAAATAGATGAATCCATATTTCAAAATGGTGCAAGAGAGATATACAAAACCATAGGATATATCTACAGAGATAATCCTAACATTGCACAAATAAACTTTAGTGATTTAAAGTTAGCTTACTTTAATACATACTACCCCAACACTAGCTTTGCTTCTCAAAAGAATATCCATGAACTAATAGATAACATAGAGAATCAAGAAGCACCAAGTGATGATGTAGTATCTACTGCTTTGAAGTCTATGTATAGAATTAAAAAAGCAGATGAGTTAGCAAGGATATGTTTAGATATATCAAACAATCCTAGCAGTAGTAGTCTTAAACAAGTAGAAAAGTTTATGGCTAATGTGGATGAAGAACAAACCCAACAAGAAAGCGAGGCAGTAACTAAAGATGTAGATAAGATTGTAGAGGCACTACAAGAACAAGGTGAGTTTAAATTTAATCTACCCTCACTACAAAGAGCCACCAATGGTATTGGTCGTGGAAACTTTATGATTATATTTGCAAGGCCAGAAACAGGGAAGACTGCATTTTGGATTAGTCTTGTAGCCTCACCTAACGGATTCGCATGGCAAGAAAAAAAGGTTGCTATATTTGCTAATGAGGAACCTGCAATTAGAACTCAAATGAGATTACTCAATGCCTCTACAGGATTACAACGAGGCAATATTCTTAATGGTAGTAGAAATATAGCCAAAGAAAAGTGGTCTAAGATTAGTCCTTACATAGATAACTACGATTGTGTAGATAAAACTATTGATGATTTGGATGAGTATTGTTCTGTTAATGATGTGGATGTATTAATCATAGACCAATTAGATAAGATAAATGTTAGTGGTAAATACAATGCTACCCATGAGAAACTACGAGAAGTATATAGACAGGCTAGAGAATTAGCCAAGCGACATAACATCTTAGTGATTGGAATGTCCCAAGCTTCAGCAGAGGCACAGGGTAGGTCCAGAGTTACATTTAGTGTTATGGAAAATTCTAAGACAGGTAAATCTGCAGAGGCAGATGTTATCTTAGGATTAGGTAAAGAGGATGAGATAGAAAACTATTTAGATGATTGTGTTAGATTTGTAACACTATCTAAGAATAAACTAACAGGTGACCATGCAGAGTTTGAGGTAATACTTAGACCAACAATATCACGTTATGCAGAAAGGAACTAGATGATAACAGTATTGGATATAGAAACAACGTTTACAAAAGAAGGGGACCCTTCACCATTTAATCCGGATAATAGATTAGTGAGTGTAGGTATCAATGATGAATACTATTTCTTTTATCATGATGAAGAAATTAAGAAAGACTTAACAGAAAGCAAGAAAGCTATACAAGATATATTAGATAAATCAGAATTAGTGGTTGGCCACAATCTAAAGTTTGATATGTCATGGTTGTATCAATGTGGATTTACATACAAAGGTAAACTTTATGATACAATGCTAGGTGAGTATATTATAAACAGAGGTGAAAAGAAATCTGTATCTCTAAAAGAATCCTGTAGACGTAGAGGTATTAGTTTAAAATCAGATATCCTAGCCACCTACATGAACGAAGGATATGGTATTGAGCAAATACCTATGTCTAAGTTAGAAGAATATGGAAAGCAAGATGTTAAGATAACAAAAGAATTATATGAAGTACAAACACAAGCCTTCGATAATCATGCTAATACTAATCTGATTCCCACAAGAGATTTGATGAATGATTTTCTACGGGTCCTAATAGATATGGAAATGAATGGCAACCATGTAGACAGTGATAAGTTAACTTTAGTTGAGAAAGAATTAAATGAAGAATACTACAAACTAAAAAATAAAATAGATAAGATTGTAGCACAAATGATGGGGGACACTAAGATAAACCTATCATCCACAGAGGATTTATCTAAAGTTATTTATTCTAGAAAGGTACAGGATAAAAAACAATGGGCAGAATTATTTAACATAGGTATAGATAAAAAAACTAAAAGACCTAAACGTAGGCCCCGTATGACAGATAGAGAGTTTCAACATAATGTAGATAAGTATACTGATACTATATATAAAACAGTAGCTACACAGTGTAAAACTTGTAATGGTTTAGGATTAATTAGACATACTAAAGTAGACGGAACACCTTTTAAGAACATGTCAAAGTGTCCGGATTGTAAAGGTGAGGGTATGATATTCTTAGAAACAGAAGCCAAGGCAGGGTTTGGTTGGTCACCTAGAACAATTCATGATGCATCACAGGGTGGATTTAAAACAGATAAAGATACATTAAATAAAATATCTGTGTTCGCAGAAGGTACATTAAAAGAATTTGTAGATAGTATTATGAGATATAGTGCAGTAGAAACTTATCTTAATACATTTATAACAGGTATTAAAGACAATACAAGAGAAGACGGAATACTTCACCCCTCTTTTAATCAGCATATAACTACAACAGGAAGACTATCTAGTTCCAAACCTAACTTCCAAAATATGCCAAGGGGTGACAAGTTCCCTATTAAGAAAGCTATTACATCTAGATTTTACAATGGTAAAATTATAGAAGTAGACTTTGCACAATTAGAATTTAGAACTGCAGTATTCTTGGCCCAAGATAAACAAGGCATGATAGATATAGCAGACGGAGTTGATGTTCACCAATACACTGCAGATATTATTGGTTGTTCAAGACAAGATGCAAAGGCTCATACATTTAAACCTTTATATGGTGGGATGATGGGTAAGAAAAAAGAAAAAGAATATTATCAAAAGTTTTTAGAGAAGTATGAAGACATTGCAGAATGGCATAAGAAGTTAGAAGATACTGCAATTAAATCTAAGATAGTAAGACTACCGAGTGGTCGAGAATATTACTTCCCTAATATCTATAGAAGAAAAGACGGCAGTAGTACACAATCTACTGCAGTTAAGAACTATCCTGTTCAAGGATTTGCCACCGCAGATATAGTTCCTATAGCCTGTATTAATGTATGGAATCTATTGAAAGAAAACAATATGAAGACATTATTAATAAACACAGTACACGATTCTGTTATATTAGATGTACATCCAGATGAGTACAAACAAGCCATAGATGTTTTGAATCAGGGATTCTCTAGTATTAAAGATTCATTAAAGGATAGATTCGATTGTGAACTCAATGTACCCCTTGATTTTGAAATCAAGAGTGGTACGAATTGGCTTGACTTATCCACAGAATTGTGATACAATATACTTATATAAGGAGACAAATATGTCAAACGAACTAAGTAATTTAGATAATTTATCTAATGATAAGATAATGGCCATGGTCGGACAAGATGCTGACATGGGTGGTTCATCTTTAGCTAGGTTGTCTATTAACTATGAAGCAGAGGATAGTGAAGGCAATGCTATCAAACGAGGTTTGTACAAAGTAGAAGGTACAGACAAAGGAACAGTGTATGCAGAGAAAGTTTCTTTTAGACCTTTCTTAAATACATTCCAATACAAAAAGTATGATGAGGAAAACGAACAGAATAATTACAAGACTGTTATGTTTAGAAGTTGGTCTGATTCTAAGATAGATACCAATGGAACCGAATCATGTGGAAGTGTACCCAAAGCAGAACGAGAAAACTTAGACCCTGTCGCTAAGATAGAACAGGATAAGATTACTTGTTATAGAAATGTCTTTGGTGTTGTATCAATCAAAGGTAAGTCTTCAAAAGGTGAAGAAATTATCTTGACAAATGAACCTGTATTATATAGAGTACGAGGTGTAAACTTTATGCCAATCGGCAACATGCTACAAAGTTTATCCAAACGTAATAAGATTATGTACAATACAGAGTTAGAATTTGATGGTACAGAAAAGCATACAAAAGGAAGTGTAACATACTTTGTTGCTAAGATTAAAGACGCAAACAAAGATGTTAAGTTTTCTGATTCAGATAAAGAAACATTAAAAGGTTTCTTAGAATATGTGGAGGCAGAGAATAGCTATGTAAAAGAAGAACATAACAAAGCTAAGAAAGGCCATACTACAGAACAAGATGTGTTAGATGATGAAATCATGGATGAAATAACCTCTTGACTTTCTTAGAAGAAGTAAAATCTTTATTGTCACAGGCCCAACGTAAGCCTGTGGCAATACCTAAAGAGATACTTAAACAGTTTCTCAAAGACTGCAAACAAGCAGTAGAAAAACAATTTACTCAAGAGAGGGAATCTGAGTTTAGAATTAGAATGTCTAGTATTGGCAAACCACTATGTCAATTACAAATGGAAAAGAAATATTCTGGTGGTAATGCTATACAGTCATA